AGTTTTGTGACAGTAATCACATATCATATATATTAGAAGAAGGAGTAGAAGATGAGCGGAATGTTGTTCGTGAGGTGGTTAGAGGGTTTATCAGAAGCCTCAAACCAAAATCAAAAGGGAAATCCCTCAAAGTTCGTGACTACCAAATTGATGCAGTACACCATGCTATTTCCTCAAATCGTGCTGTTCTTGTTTCTCCTACTGCTTCTGGGAAGTCGCTGGTAATATATTCCTTAGTTCGTTATTATCAAATGTCGGGGCATAAGACTTTAATTCTTGTTCCTACTACATCTTTGGTTGAACAAATGTATTCTGATTTTCAGGATTACGGGTGGAGTTCAGGTACATATTGCCAGAAGATTTATCAAGGATATGATAGAAAAGTAACAAAGGATGTAGTTATATCTACATGGCAGTCTATCTACAAGATGCCTAAAAAGTATTTTGAAGCTTTTGGGTGTGTGATTGGTGATGAGGCACATCTCTTTAAAGCCAAATCTCTTACAGGCATTATGACAAAGTTACATCAATGTAAGTATAGATTCGGTCTTACAGGGACGCTAGACGATACTCAGACGCACAGACTTGTACTAGAGGGACTATTTGGTGCAGTAGAAATGGTAACAACAACAAAAGAGCTGATGGACAAAAAGACCCTTGCTAATTTGAAAATAAAGTGTATACTGTTAAAACACCCTAACATCAGAAAAAGGATGACCTATGCAGAAGAACTTATATACATTACAGGAAATAACAAAAGAAACGATTTTATTGTTAATCTCTTGGTACACCTTACTGGCAATAGTCTTTGTTTATTTCAATTGGTAGAGAAACATGGTAAAATTTTATACAATAAGGTAAAGGAGAAACAAAATGGGACTCCCATATTTTTTGTATATGGCGCAACAGGGGCGAAAGAAAGGGAAAACATACGAGAAATTGTTGATAGAGAGGAGAATTCGATTACCATTGCGAGTTATGGTACTTTTAGCACTGGTATTAACATTCGCAACATTAACAATATCGTGCTCGCAAGTCCAAGTAAGTCCAAAATTCGAGTACTTCAATCAATTGGGAGAGGGCTTAGGCGTAGTGAAGTTAAAGATTCCATTTTAATATTTGATATTGCAGATGATATATCTTATAAAGAAAGACATAACTTTACTCTTACACACTTTACGGAACGACTAAATATTTACAACGAAGAACAATTCGATTACGAAATTAGCAAGGTAAAACTAAAATGAATGAAGGATACTCATACGATCCACCGTCCTATAAAATCATTAAATTAGTAAATGGAGAAGATATTATCTGCTCCATACGTGATGGCAATCCAAATATTAAAGATGATCAAATAGAAGTCTGTGGCCCATTAAAAATGCAAATAATACCTAAAATGACATCAAAAGGGATGGGTGAATCTTTAAATTTAAGCCATTGGGTGCATCCATATACTGAATCTCGTTCTTTTCATATACCTTGTCATAGTGTTATCTTAGTAACAGATGTGTCTCCAGGCTTGTCAAAATATTATGAATTTATTTTGAGAAAAATTGATGAAGATATGGAAACTAGAACTGATGAACTTCCAAAAGAAGAACTTTATGATGAATTGTTAGAAGATTTAGATATTGATTCTGATCAAATACATTAATCCAGACATAGCTTATTATACACATTTTTTTTATAATGTCAAGTCCCTTTTGTTCCTTGACATTTTATTACATATAGTTTATAGTTATGAAAGTATAACTACAAAGGAGCAATGATGGCGAAAGCAAAAAGACTACACTATGTAGACAATAAAAAGTTTCTACAAGCTATGATCGAATGGAAAGAGACTTGTAATCTTGCAGAAAAAGATGAAGAAATTCAACCTCCAGTTACTAATTATATTGGAGAGTGTTTTCTAAAAATAGCAACACACTTATCCTATAGACCAAATTTTATTAATTATACCTATAGAGATGAGATGATATCAGATGGTATTGAAAATTGTCTACAATATGTTGCGAATTTTAATTCAGAGAAATCAAAGAACCCTTTTGCATATTTTACACAAATAATTTATTATGCTTTTATTAGAAGGATTCAAAAAGAAAAAAAACAAAGTCATGTTAAAAATAAAGTGATTGAAAAACATAATTATGAAACTTTTTGTACAATGGAAGGTGATGATACAACTTATTTTGTACGAGGGTTTGATCCAATGATTATGTTACCTGATGAAGATGTTTATAAACCAAAGAAAAGTGTAGTTGAAAAAAAGAATGGTTTAGAAGAGTTCATGGAGGATCACGATTGAAACTAGCAATAATAACAGATACACATTTTGGTGCTAGAAACGATAATCAAAACTTTAATGACTATTTTTATAAATTTTACGAGAATATATTTTTTCCCACATTAGAAGACAGAGAAATAGATACTGTTATTCATTTGGGAGATGTATTAGATCGCCGTAAATATATTAGCTATAAAATTGCTCATGATTTTCGTACAAGGTTTCTTAATAAATTTCAACAAAATAGAATCAATTTACATATGCTTGTAGGTAATCATGATACCTATTATAAGAATACAAGTGATGTAAATTCTCTAAATGAGTTGGTAAAATTTTCTAAAGTCAAAATATATAAAGACCCGAAGGTTGTAGAATTTGACGGACTTCCTATTCTGTTTATACCTTGGATAAATTCAAATAACTATTCTAAGGCAATAAAACTGCTCAATGCAGCTAAAACAGATATGCTTATGGGACATTTAGAAATTAATGGTTTTGAAATGCATAAAGGACAGATTGCTCAGGGCACTTATGATAAAGACCTGTTTCGTAGATTTGATACTGTTTTTAGTGGTCATTATCATCATAAATCAGATGATGGTCAAATTTTTTATTTGGGCACTCCATATGAGATAATGTGGAATGATTGGGATGATCCAAAGGGATTTCATATTTTCGATACAGAAACCAGAGAACTGGAACGAATAATTAATCCATACACCATATTTAAAAAGATTTATTATGATGATTCTCAGAAAGATTATTCTAAAGAAGATGTTGAACAATATAAAGAGCACTATATAAAACTTATTGTAGTAAATAAGAAGGATCTTTATGGATTTGATCAATTTGTTGATAGACTTTTAAGAGTAGATGCTTTTGACGTAAAGATAATTGAAGACTTTTCTGAACTGGATGCAAGTAATGTATCAGATGATATTGTAGAAAATACAGAGGACACTTTAACTCTTCTTGATAAGTATATAGACGAGCTTGATGTCACTCTCGATAAAAATAGACTTAAAAATACGATGAAGACTTTGTATAATGAGGCACAGGATTTAGAACTTTGAATGATGAAAATTTGATAAGAGAACTTTTTTCTACTGAAGAAATTCAAGCATATAAGAATATAAAATATTTTCAGAATAGAATAGGTGGAAAATTAGAAGATTATATTAATAGTTTTACTTTTCCACCAAATATTAGATTTATTGGAAGGGATAAAGATAGGTTGGAAGGAGTTGATTATATAGTCAATGATGAACATTGGTCTATTAAAAATGCATGGAATACTGATAATTCTTCTACGAAAATGTTTAGGGAAGACAGGGGAATTAAACACTGGTATAGATTGAATAAAGATAATAGTACTAATTGGCATACACTTTTTATTTCTGGCCCATCAGAAAGAGGATTTATAGCTTTTCTTGGTGGAAAACAACCAGCAAGTTTGGAGGCTTTTCTTTGATAATTTTTAGATATGTAAGATGGCGGAATTTTCTTTCCACAGGCAACAATTTCATAGAAATCCAACTGGATAGAAATCCTACAACTCTTATTATAGGAGAGAATGGGGCTGGTAAATCTACTGTTCTTGATGCTCTATGTTTTGGGTTATTTGGTAAACCGTTTCGTAGTATTAATAAACCGCAACTTGTAAATTCGGTTAACAATGTTAATTCTGTTGTGGAAGTAGAATTTGAAATTGGAACCAAAAAAATTAAAGTAGTACGTGGTATTAAACCAAACATTTTTGAAATATACATTAATGGTAAGATGTATAATCAGGATGCGAATCAGAGAGATTATCAAAAATATCTTGAACAACAAATCTTAAAATTAAATTGGAGAAGTTTTACCCAAGTTGTAATTCTTGGATCATCTACCTTTGTACCATTTATGCAATTAAGAGCTCGCCATCGTAGAGAGGTTGTTGAGGAAATTCTTGATATTCAAATATTTTCTTTGATGAATATGTTACTTAAACAGAAATTAAAAGGAATTGCTGAAGATACTAGAGATGTAGAATATCAATATGATTTAACTGCTGAGAAAATTTCTTTACAAGAAAAATATATAGATGAAGTAAAACAAAACAAAGATAAGGTAATTGAAGAAAAAAATGTTCTTATTGCAGGTAATGAGGAAGAAGTATTCAAGAAGAAATCAGATATAAACTTTCATATAAAGAATAATGAAGAATTTTTACTTACTATAAAAGACAGCACTAAAGTAAATAAGGATTATACCAAACTACAAGATATAAGAAGTACTTTAGTAGAGAAGGAAAAGCGGAATTCTCGAATGGTTGGTTTTTTTAATAATAATGATGATTGTCCTACTTGCGAACAACACATCAATGAAAAATTTAAAAAGACTATGATTACGAAAAAACAGAAAGAAGTAGATAAATTTACAAATGCTCTGGTAGAACTTGAACAAGCATTAAGAGTATCCATTCTCCGTCAAGGAGAAATTGGTAAAATAGCAGATAGAATACGAGAGAATGAAGTTCATATGGCCACAGAAAATAGTTCTGTCACACAACTTGAAAAGTTTAATGCCACATTACGGGCTGAGATTAAGGAGTTACTTTCAAGTGATGTAGTAAAATCTGACTTTGATAAATTGAAAGAATTCAAGAAGAATATTGGTATGTTTGAGGAACGAAAAACAAAGTTAAAAGAAGAGGTAATGTACTGTGAAGCTGTAAGAAGTATGCTTCAAGATACTGGTATTAAAACCAAGATTATTAAACAATATCTCCCTATAATGAACAAGTTGATTAATACATATCTGTCAGCAATGGAATTTTATGTAAGTTTTACTTTGAATGAAAATTTTGAAGAAACTATAAAATCAAGGTATCGTGACGAATTTACATATGAATCTTTTAGTGAAGGCGAGAAGATGAGAATAGACTTGGCATTGCTTTTTACATGGAGAGCTATTGCTAAGATGAAAAATAGTACTAATACAAATGTACTGATGTTGGATGAGATTTTTGATAGTTCATTAGATGGAACAGGTACAGATGAGTTTTTGAAGATTCTTAATACTCTTGGTGGTGAGAATGTTTTTGTGATTAGTCATAAACAGGATGCGTTAGTAGATAAATTTAAGAGTACAATTAAATTCGAGAAGGTTAAGAATTTTAGTCATGTTGTAGAAT